ATACTGTTGTCTTTCATCGTTGAGTTCTGCGTGACTCGCGCTCCCGATATGGTGACCGAGTTCATTTTATGAAGCAGACCTGAATCAAGATAAGCCGTCGCGTGGGGGATAAACAACACCTGCGAACCGGATACATAACCGGAAATATCCGCGTACTTGGCTTTCTGATATCCACTGTCAAAACTTGCTCCAAATGACGGGCATCTCAGCCCCGCCGTTATCTCCATACGTTTCCCGCCGTCGTTCAGCTCTATCAATAACCCTGTCGGCATATTATCACCATGTCCCAAGTACGATCCGGCCACCACCCGGAATGTTGATGGTGACGCCATTGCCATTAATGACTGTGGTATTACCGGACCCGTTAAATGAAAAATTACCGTTGGTTGCATAAATGGAGCCACGAACCGTCACGTTGTTGAATGTGGCATATCCCGACTTGTTGATGTGCCAGCCAACGTTCCCGGTTCCGTCCCAGGTTGAAGACTGAATATAGCTGCCGATTTTGGCGTTACCGATCGTCCCGTCACCAATTACTGTGTCCCGGATGATGGCTTGTCCGTTCTGGATAACAAACGGAAGAGTCACGGCGCCGCCTGCCTGGGTCATAACCGCGAAGCGGTCAGCCAGGAAGAGAACCTGCGTCTGCATTCCAGATGGCGTATTCTGAACACCAATCCCCATCCCTGCTGCATACTGATTACCATTAGAATCAATAGCGACCTTGATGCTGTACATCGCATTCAGGTTGTTATTGATGTCCGCTGATACCTGCGCGTTCTGGACAATCGCTGCAGACTGACCGTTAACCGTGACCTTTAGCGAGTTTATTTGCGTAGCAGACGCCTGGGTGAAATCAGCAAGTGTTTTAGACAAATCAGTAACATTTGCCGTGTTTCCACCGGTGCTGGAATCCAAGGTGCGCAATGACTCAGCGACAGCTTTACTTGCGTCGGCCATGACATTGTCAACTCGCTCTATACCGGCTTTGTTATCTCCATATTGGACGCTCAGGAGGTTGCGCTGGTTAACCTGCGCGAGCGTACTGGTGATCAGCGCGATAGCATTGTTCTGAATACCGCCGCTGGCCTTATCAGTTTGTGCACCCAGCTCTTCCAGGCGTGATGCCATTGAGGAATCGAGGTCCGTGACAACCTGGCTAAGGTCAGTGATTGATGCTGTATTCTGAGCACCTACAGCAGCTGCTGAATCAGCTTTGTCAGATGCGGCCTGAGTGGCAGCCGTCAATTGACTTACCGCAGAAGCGCGAGCTTCAGTTTCCGTTGCTAACGCCTGGCGAACATCAGTAATACCCGCTTCATTCTGGGCAGTTTTCGCCTCTAGACGAGTAACATCCGTGACGCGCGCTTCCGTCTCAGTAGCGATCACTTCCCGGAGCTGTTCGAATGTCGCAGAGTTAGCCCCCTGCTGCGCAGTCTGGCGCACAACAACATCAGCAATAGCCAGGGCGTTGCCAATGATTGCTTCTGCTGTCTGCTTATTCGAACCTACTGCTGCAGCCAGACCATCTGCGTTCTCCTTAATCGCATCAGAAAGTTCGGCCAGTTTCTCGCTACTGTCTACAGCACTCTCAATCAGATCCTTAAATACCTCAGAATCTTTAATCTCCTCCAGGATCACATCGGTGATGTCGGAAACATCGATGCTCGCCTGTCCTCGCACCCATTCTGTGTACCCTGATTCGTTGCCGCTGCGGTCCACCAGCTGCGCGCGGTACCAGAAAATCTGCCCAGCCTTAAGGCCCATCTGCTGATATTTGCGCTGCGGGTAAGGCACATCGGCCAGCAGCATTGCATCGTCCTCGGTACCGGTCAGGCTATACTGAATTTCCGTCTTCAGCGTGTCGTCGGTATTCGCCGGGAATCCCCAGTTCAGCTCGATGCCGAAAACCACATTTTCAGAAGCGATGAAGCCAACCGGCTTCGGTGGATTGCCCACTTTACCCGTCAGCGTTTTCTCTTCTGAATAGCCCCATCCAGATGAAATTTCTGCGGCATTGATTGCGCGCACGCGCACCAGGTAACGCCCGGCATAAATTCCGGCGACGTCGAATGACGTTGTGGAGCTGCGCGGCACGTTAACCCAGTTCCCGTCGTTGCGGCGCCATTGCGCTTCATAGGCGATAGCGTTCTGCGCCTGGTCCCAGCTCACGCGCATTGTTTCGACGCTGATATTTTGCTGAACCACGGAAAACGAGCTGATCACGATATTCGCAGGCGGCGACTGGTTGCCCGGCGGGATCACGCTCACCGGCCGTTGGTCAATGATGGCTCCGGTATCGATACGGGCATATTTATCCGGGTCGTGCCATGCGCCGGTAATCGAGAAAGTGCCATCATCGTTATCGGAAACGCTGACAACTCGATACTGCTGCGCGTAGAGCTCGTCAGATTCAACCACCCAAACAGCTTCTGCCTGTGGCGTCTCACTGTATGCCGTGGTGACTGTGACTGATTCCCCGTTCACGGCCTGAATGGTCCTGCTCTGCGACGCTCCGGAAGGCAGGTTGAGAATAAGGCGATCACCTGCTGCTGCATCTGCCACGCGGTCAAGTTTGATAACGCGACCGTTAACGGCGCTGATGCGGCCACCCATAACCTTTCCGGAAAGCAGCTCGTCTGCCACGGCGATGATGTAGCCCGGCTGCGGTATGTTGCCGTCCAGCCCAACATCAAACGAAACAACGCGATCCTTGTTGTTGGTTAGAATACCCCAGCGCCCCTTTCGGTTCGCTTCTGACTGCCTGGTGCAGCCGATAGCTGTCATTTCCAGCTGATTGAAGCCGTATCGCGCCACCAGCGCCTGCTCAAATACTGGCTCCATCGCGTCGGCATAAGCGTTACCCGGGTCTGACCATGAAACCAGCGCTGTGGTGTAGCGGCTTTTCGTGGTGCTGCTCGAATAGGTGAAGCGACCGCCAACAACGTTAGCGCGCGTATAGCTGTAATCAACATCGCGCGGCATGTCAGCCAGGGCCACAATCTGATCCCCGCCCCAGTAGGTCATGCCACGGAAGATAGCGGCAAAATCACGCAGGACTGTGTAGGCGTCGTTCCGGTCCTGAATGTACACGTTGCAGGTGTAACGTGGCTCGGTACCGTTGCCTCCTTTGCCGTCTGGTACCATCTGATCACAATACTGGGCAACCTGATAAAGCGTCCATTTATCGATGTTAGCAGCAGTCAAACGGTGACCGAGGCCGAACCGGTCAGAAACAACCAGATCGTAAAATATCCACGCAGGGTTATCCGTCCATGCCCACTTAAAAGCCCCGGTCCATGTCCCGCTGTAAGAGCGGGTTTCTGGGTCGTAAGTATCAGGAACCCGAATAACGCGGCCACGAGGCTCACAGGAGATCTGAGGTATAGAACCATTAAACTGGCTGGAGTCGAATTCAATGTACAGCAGCGCGGTGTTCGGATATCGCAATTTCGCATCAATCACCTCAGTGAAGCTCTGTAGCGTCATCGTGTCGCCGATTTTCGCGCTGTTGGCGTCAGCGGTAATTTTGCGTAGTCTGATTGTCCAGGTGCTGCCCGCCTGAGGTAAATCAATACGGTGGCTACGCTCATAACCTGAGGTCGTTTTCCCGGTCACACTGGTATTGAGGACTGTCTGCCATGTTCCGCCGTCCGTCTGCAAGTCAATCGCATACTTAACCGAGTAACCAACCAGATCGCTATCGTCCTCCTGCTTGAAAAGCGATGGCCATTTCAGGCGTAAACGAACCGCTGAAAGCTGTGTATTGGTGAAGGTTCGTGTCCACGCTGTAGCGCTCGTTACCTCGGTTCCCACGCTGATTTCGTTTTCGGTACCGGGAATGCCCTGAATGTACTTCTGGGCCTGTGTACCCGCGCGAAATTCCCACGTAACGCCGCTGAAGTTTTGGGAGCCGTCGGCGTTCTCCAGCGCCGTTCCGTCCAGGTAGATATCCTTCCCGGTGAGCTGTCCAGCAAACTCCCCTTCCCCAAGCGCAACGAGGATCTTTGCCTTCGCTACAGATTGCAGATCATCAGGCTGTTCGGTAGGGGTTCGGGAACTTGAGCTGCCGCCCTTGCGGCCCTTTAACACTTTATCTGTAGCCATATTGCGCCCATAAAAAAAGCCACCCGAAGGTGGCCTGAAAAAAGGTTTGCTATCTACTGCTGATCTTCTACATAAATTCCGGCAGAAATAATCGCTCCGCCGATTCGACGCTTACCATAAAGGATCGGTACCGGGTAGCCTTGCGCCGCGGTGTTTGTTACACCACCGAATGCGTAGGATGCGCGGTTATCTGCACTTTGTTTGCTGGCCAGACCTGCAGGTTGAGGAGATAGCATTTGGACAACGCCACCCAGCATCATTGCTGCACCGAATTTCGCAGCCCCGTACCCCACCGCTGATAGAGTGCCACCTGAGAAATAGCCAATGGCTACCCCAACAACGACGAGCACGGCGCCAAGAATTGTCTGTAATACCCCGGCTTTTTTACTTCCGATTACTACCGGGACAATTCGAATAACCTCACCGGTTACCGGAAAACCAAAATCATCCTTTCCGATATTTTTTTTATCTTTAAAAACGGCGTAAGTCAGGCCCCTTGCTTTGCTGGTGATCAGGAATTTCTCCAGCCCGTTGATAGTTTTCGTAAGAGAGTTGATGGCCTCAGCGGTTGTGCGTATTAATCGATGGTGAACCTTTCCGTAGGTTTTACCCAAAACACCGCCGAGTTCAATTCGGGTCATGACCTCTGGCATTTTCATTCTCCATACAAAAAAGCCACCCGAAGGTGGCTTGGATTATTTATGTCTCTTCAAAGACATGATCTGGCGGCCGTAGCCCAGTGGTCGTTCCAACCTTTCGCGACGGCATAAACCTTTATATCGCTTCCGCCTGTCGCTGATTTATCGATATTCACTACTGAAAGAGCACCGAATATATCGTCAGATGCTGTGATTTTGTATCCTGACTCAGTGGGAATGCTGGAGCTTGAAGATCGTAGTTCCACCCATTTAGGAGCAAGGCAACGGTTCACTTCATCAACAGTTTTTGTTGAATGCTCTGATAGAATAGGTTTTTGTTCTTCCAGTGAGGAAACAGAACACCCCATCAGCAGGAAGATAAAAATTGGGAGGATAATCTTTTTCATCGCACATCAGTCCTTTTGACAGATTGACTCATATGAATCAATTTTCTTTTGGTCTTGGTCATTAATAATGATGATTGGTCCATGATCATTGACCTTTCCATCTTTGACCTCAATCCGTACATAGTATGGTTTTTTACCCGTATATGCGCCGTATGAATTTTTAGCATTCACATAACCGCAGACATATCCAGTATTTTCTCCGAAATCACGGAAAAATGATTCAAACTTAGCGCTATCCGGATCTTTGAGGGTGTCTTTAACTAAGGATTCCCCCATGTCAATAAAATCCTTTTCCGAAGGTGAGCAACCAACAATAATCAGGCTACACGCCAATATCGAAAGAAATTTCCTCATATCCCTAACCCCTTTTTTGTTTTACAAAAGGTTAGCACAGGTCCTTATATCGTAGAACCTTCATCGTCCTTTCCTGCCAGTAGCCACCATACGGCACGCGCTGGCTCAGATGTCCGTACAGGTGGTGCAGCAGCATATTTCCCTCCAGCAAAATTCCCGCGTGGTTCCACTTATCAGCCTGGACCTGCATGATCACCATATCGCCGGGTTTCGGTGGCCCGTCGAATTCCCGGAAACCGCACTCATACCAGCAATCCTGATAGAAGTTGTCCGGATAGTCGTTTTCCCACCAGGGATAATCGACGCGGTAATCATGGAGTTCGATGCCATGCGTTTGCCGGAAATAGCTCATTACCAGCCCCCAGCAGTCGAAGTGTCCAAGCACAAACGGACGCTCCAGCAGCGGCAGTTCTCCGCGCGGCTGGATGGTGCGTAAATCCCCCTCCGGCCAGCTCACAATATGCCAGGGTAAAAGCGTTGAGTCGCATTGCGCTTTATCCAGTTCGCTCGGTTGCGTTGTGGCGTCAGGGTGACTGTGAACGATGGCGATCACCGTTCCCCAATCCTCAGCAGCTGCGTAGTCTTCGGGGCAAAGGACAAAATTGTCCTCCGGCGCCGCGGCAAGATTCCGGCACGGGAAATAACGTTCAACGCGGCTTTTCTGCGCCACCACGCCGCAACACTCATGAGGATATTCAGCTGCAGCATGCGCCATAATCGCATCGATGGTTTTCTGACGCATATCAACTCCTGATCAAAGACGTGCCCGGGAAGCCACCAAACGAGAGTTCGTTATTTTCGCCGAATCGGAGTTTGCAGGCCGTCAGCGTGCCGTTGCATTCATCCAGCGACGGATCGCTTACCGGGTTGTTGTTTTTGTCGAAATAGCGGGTGCCGGCATAGTCGCAGCCGTCGCCGGTACGATATTTATTCCGGATGCACCAGGTACACAGGGAATGAAGCTGTCGCGTCGGGATCATTTGCCCCTGTAGATCCATCGGGCTGGACAGAACAAATTCAACGGTTTCACCGGCAAGCTCGCCCGTTTTCCCGTCGATATACCAGACCTGCAGCTTTTCCTGAGTCGGGTCTGCTGTGGGGTTGCCGTCTGCGAAATTTCTGGCATCGAGATATTTCTCTTTTGTGTCGTGAATAGTGACTTTCGCCTGCAGCAGATCGTCATACGCAAGACACAGGGCTGAAATGGAGCTTTCGATGTTCGCAACCGTCAGGGATGGCGTTGCATTGCTCCCACTGGTTGATTTCTCCAGACCTTCCAGTTGATATGGCCAGGCGGCATATTCATTTCCCTGCCACCAGATTGGTTTCGCCGGAAGCTTGGACTCATCCCCACCAGCGGCGATGATTTCCGCTTCTGTGTGGGGAATGCTGTAATTGTGAAAGCGGAGAACGTCCGTTAGCCCAAAGGAAGAACCGTCCACCTCAATCAGACGAACATCGTTTCCGGATTCCAGCTTCTGATAATCTGCGTTTAAGCTCATGGTTTAAATGCCTGGATGAATGTTGCTTCAAGGTTGAATTTCCCCGCGCCAAGCCCGGTGGGTTTATACGTTTCGCAACGATACAAACCCAAAGGTTCGAGCGGTGGCTTCCATTGAAAGGCTTTCGTTCCTTCATGCCTGTCGAGAAAAGATTTAATGGCAGAAATGTAGGTTTCGTTGCCAGTGAAGTTGAGCGTCCATTGCTGGGTTCTGGTGTTCAATCCATCCCCTGAAACCTGCTCATATCCATCGCCAAACTGGGCTTTTCTGACGCGGAAACTTGTATCAGCCTCCGCGTTAATCCGTGGGCACCAGGTGAAAGTTTCAATGGCCATAGTTATCGGGTTCCTTTCATTGCGTTCCAGATGTCACCGCCGGGGCGGATATCACGCATTACATTCTGCTTATATCGCTGATCAACAAATTTTCCGACCTCAGCGCCAAATTGCTCAAGGCCAGGTGAGGTTTGCGTTGAGGTGTTGCCGTTACCATCGATGGTGATATAAACCTGTGGCGCCGAAGATAGAGACTGACCGCCGCCACCTCCGACCGCACGAACACCGAGAGAACCATCCGGCGCGCGGGTAAGCGGCATGATCGCCTCCGGCCCAGCCTCGCCCATGATTCCGGCCCCGCCTTTTGCGAAAGCGAACATGGTGGGGTTTCTGACGATCCCATTACTGAAAGCGCTCAGGGATGGAGAGTCATAAACGCCTCCTTTGGCATTAAACTGGAAGCTCGAGCCGTAACTGGAAACCGCAGTACCGGTGCTGGCTGATGCTCCCGCACCGCCCCCGAAGAAGCTGCCTACGCTGCCGATGAGTGAGCCAAAAATGCCAGAACCGGAAGACCCACCCCCCATCGCGCTGACCACTGCCATTTGCAGAGCGACTTTTTCGATAATCTGTAAAACAGAGATACCCCAGGATTTCCAGCTGACCTTATTGCCTTCCAGCATTGAGGTGACATTACTAAACGCGCTGTCGAGTGTGGTTTTCACCCCATCAGAAACCGTGCCAGAAACATTGCTGATTTCATCGAACCAGTTGGCATAGCCGCGCGATACTCCGGCCATCCAGTCCGCTTCAGCTGCTGCTATAGCCTTGTATTTCTTATCCAGGTCATCGAGGGCAGCCGCGCGTTGTGCGATGGCCTCGGTGCCGCCGTCCGTTTTAGCAAAAACACGCTCGATCTGTTGCGTCTCGTCGAACCGGCTGCGCTGGCGATCACTCATGCCTGCGGTTTCGGTTGTCAGTGTCGCCTCATCCCTGAACTTTCGGGCCGCTTCAGTTAAATCCTTCAGAGCATCGGCTTGTTCGCGCTGCTTACGTACGTTTTCATCGGCTTTTTGCGTCCATTTTGCCAGCTCTGCTGATGATGCCTGGATAGCCTTGCGTTGCTCGTCGGTCCATTTAGTGCCTTCCTGATGCGATGCTGCGTATAGCTCAGACGCTTTTTCTCCTTCCGTTGCCCTGACGCGTTGCACATCGATAGCCACGCTCAGATCGGCCATTTTGCGGGCATATTGCTCAGCGGTGCTGGCTGCTGCGCGCTCGGCTTTACTCTGAGCACTTGAGGCGGCAGTAGAGGTTTTTTTTGCCTCGGCTGCTGCTGCATCCTTTTTGGCGGCCTGATCCTTGTTGTAGATGTACTGGGTATAAAGTGCTCCAGTCAGCTTCAGATCTTCCGCTTCATAAACGTGCTGCTGATGAAGTTTCTCTAATCCACTTAAGCTGGCCAGCACATTATCGCGGCGTGAACGTTCCAGTGCTGTTTGCTGCTGAGGCGTTGCATTAGCCAGTGAGACCACTGGCCCGGTATACTGCGGAGGTTTGGCGCCTGCGGTTGCTGACATTGAGCGGTTTAGCAGGTCATAGGCACCTTTCAGGATCGAGACGGCGCCAGCCTGTTCGATAGCCTTTTGCGTTGCCAGGTCACTGGCATCGTTCACCAGCTTCTGCGTTTGCTCGACTTTTGAAGCGGCCTGTTCGCGCTGATACTCCAGCTGGTTCAGCTTATCGGTAAGTTCGATGTTTTTGGCCGTGATGTCTGCCTGATCCATGAAGGTATTGATCAAGGTCAGCGTCGGATGGCGGTTATAATCCTGCTGGATTTGATCAACCGCCTTGAGGCTGTCTTTCACCTTCGCGATCTGAGAGTCGAGGTCGGCCAGGTCCTGCTTTTGCGCCTGTAAAGAGGTCCGCGCATCTGCGGCGGTCGAGCGAAGACCGAGCACAGACATCTGCTGGAGTTTGGTGTTGATCTCGTCAAGGTTGTTGGCAAAGCCGACAGCCTCACGGTGTACCTGCTGGGTATGCTGATACAGGCCATACATCGCAGCACCGGCACCGATAATAACGCCTGGCCAGCCACCGAGAATGCCCAACACTCCGCTACCCAGCCGTGACATTACCGAGGCTGTATTGGTGAGGTTGTTAACGGCAGAAGCCCTTCCAGCAAGCGCTGTGTTCAGGGATGCCTGAGCTGCGGCAAGATTACGTTCGGCAACAATCTGAGCCTCAATACTTGTCGCCGCTGCGCGCGCCTGTTGAGCGCGGTAAACCGCCTGGCGGCCAGCAGCAACGCTAACCTGAGCGCCACGGACCTGAGCCTGAGCCAGCGCAACCTCGGCGGCCGTATTAGCGATCACTGCACGGGTTGACTGACCGACGCTGCCGACCATATTGCCAAAATAGCGAGCCAGACCCACGCCAACCAGAATACCGGCTGTGTTTGCCACATCATCGATGTTATTCGCCAGACCATCCAGCACACCGGAAAGCGTTGATGATGCGCCGACAGCATCGTTCGCCCCGCCAACCCAGGCGAGAAAAGCATTTTGCACTTTCTGTGCAGAACCGCTGATTGACGCCGGAAGAGTGTCAAACTCTTTACGCAGGATCTCAACGTTTGTCAGGAGTGGGACGATCTTGTTGGTCGTCAGCTCGCCGTTGTTGGCCATATTTCGCAGGCCACCAACAGTGGTACCCAGACCATCAGCCAGCAGTTTCGCCAGGCGGCCACCGTTCTCCATGATGGAGTTAAATTCTTCGCCTCGCAAAACGCCTGAGCCAAGCGCCTGGCTAAGCTGAGTGATAACAGAGCTCGCCTCTTCGGTACTGGCGCCAGACAGCTTCAGCGAGGTTGCTACGGTTTCCGTAACTTTTGCGACGTCAGCAGAAGCGTAACCGGCATCACGCAGGGACTGCGCAATTCTGCTGTATAAGTTGCTGTTTGCCTCGAGGGATGTTCCGGTGCGCTGGCTAATCTCCATCAGCACGCGCTGGGATTGCACGTAATCCTCACTGGAAGAGGACGCAAGGCGAAGACGGCCATTCAGCTGGTTCCAGGTATCAGCAAACTGAACAAGTTGATGCGTGGCAAATGCGCCAGCCCATGCCCCGGCAAGCCCAGCCGCTGATGAACGTACAGTTGCGAGCTGAGAATTCAGGTCAGCCAAAGACCGCTGAGTTTCACGCGTGGCCGCTGCTGCTTTTTTCCCGCCCTGTTCCATAGTGCGGTAGTAATCCGTCCCCATACGGGACGCTCTGGCGATCTCAGACTGAAAAGAAGACGAGTTCGCAGAAATTTTGATGATTAGCTCGCGCAGCGTTGCCATATTTCACCCATAAAAAAAGCCCGCAGCCGCGGGCGTCAAAGACTGGACATCCATTCTTCAAGTTCAGAGACTTCAGAGCCTTCTTCCTGCTCACCCCATTTCAGCATCACGTCAGGTATGGTGAATTTCCCGCCCTGAGAGTTCAGCATTGCAACGGAGATCTGCGCCGCCTGTGCATCGGAACGCCAGTCCCCTACAGGGCTTATGCGGTCAAACTCGATCCACATCTTGAGCTCACTGGCTGTTATGGTCTGGCGCAGTTCATGCAGAGTGCGCCCCATCCGGAGCGCCAGTGACATCAGGAAGAAGGTCAGCGGCTGCTTTACGGCTTTCCCGCTTCTTCCTGACTCATTCCGAGGCCAAGAGCCTGAGCCAGCAGGCGCGCATGCACAGGACCATAAATTTTGTATACCAGCTCCTGATCCTCGTCACTGAATACGCGCTCGCCGTTTTCATCCAACAGTACGTCAATAAACAGAACCACATCCGCCTCTTTGTTACGCAGGAACTTCTCCGCCTCCGTCAGCGTTGGGGCCTCTTCGCCTTCGGCGAGCTGCGGATTTACGATTTCCCGGAATTTCACCCAGGCATCGCCGGACGGTTCACGCAGCGTTACCTTTGCGCCATCCCACTCAGGGACCGTGATACCGTCTTTTGTGCGATAGGCTTTCGATGCAGTAAGCGCCACGTCGCGTAGTGAATTCTGTGATGTTTTTTGCGCCATTTCATTTTTCTCTTGTTACTTGGTCGAAGGGATAAAAAAAGCGGCCGAAGCCGCTCAGGAACCAGACGCATAGATGCGTTTAGGTTTGCCACGTACACGCAGAGAATAAGTCGCGCCAACAACGGAAGAGGTTGCAGCAGACCATGAGCTCTGACGAACCTCCACCAGCACGTAGAAACCATTACCAGACGGGAATACCACGCGAAGCGCACGCAGTTCGTCATTTTCGTAAGCGGTCTGGAGTGCCTCCTGTGCTGCTTCATCGCCAACCCAGTTACGGGTAATGCTCATTTCAGCAGGCGCGGCGAGGCCGTTGGTTTGCTCTTGTTCAGTTGAGCAAAGCGTGGTTACGTCAATATCCCCTTTTTGACCGCCCGTGAAGGTGATCTCCTTTGTTGCACAGGCCGCTTCCAGCCAGGTAACACCAGCCCCTGGGAAACCTGAGGCATTAAAATCCTCGGCGGTTACGGGTGCGTCGGAGACGGCAAAGGTCATCCCCTTTGTAACTTCATACTTACTGGTCATGATTTCTCCAGATAAAAAAAAGACCGCCGGAGCGGTCTGTGATGGTGAATGAACTTAAACGATCACCTGAAATTCGAGCGTGGCCCGGTGAAAATGCAGATCAGGTTCATAACCAGGCGTTTTGACAATGTTCTCAGGCTTCAATGTTTGCAGGGCTTCCAGCGCCATATTCCTGATCGTACGCGCTTCAGTGATAGTGCTGGAGTAAACATCGACTTGCACCGAAACGGCGGATTCCGCCTGACCGCAGAGAACGTCAGCGGCCGCCTCGGTAATAATCGAGAAAATTACCCAGGGCGGTGAGACTGAAGGTTTCCCGTCACTGCCGAGCGGTGCAACGTAGGGATAAACCTGCCCTCCGGCCAGCGGTTCCAGCAGAGGATAGAGATCGTCTTCCGTCATTTGCTTAATGCCTCATCGATGGCCTGGTTCATGCGCCTGATCGCGACCTCTGTCGCCTGCTCCTGTCGGACGTCAAAAGCGGGACGAATGAAAGGATGTGGCGGCATGTTGGCAGTTCCCATTTCAACGAATCGCCAGTAAAAGGCGTTTCTCGGGTTACTCGCCTTCATCGTGTTATCGCTGTTCCCGGTGCGCGGGTTAACACCACGAATATGGACGCCGGAAGAAATTTCCCCGCGGCGGCGGCTTTTTTGGGTCACCACCACCACGTTTTTTTTCAGTTTCCCGGTGCGCACCGGCGCGCGGGCGATCACTTCTTCCTTAAGCACTTCGGCGCCAGCGCGCGTGGCATCACGCAGAACCTTGTTGTTTTCAGCGCGGCTAAGCGCCTCCAGATCCTTTGCGATGTCATTCAGCCCGGAAAAGTCGAGGCTCGTCTCAATCATTTTTCGGTACCCTGTTTGCAAAGAATTTCGAGCTGAATACCACGAGAATCAGGGATTGGCGGACCAATGATATTCAAAATGGCCCCCTTGAACGGGCCAGTCATAACCCTGAGTCTGGACGCAGCAGTTATATCGCTACGAAACCGTGTCCATACCCTGATAGTGGCGACTGAGGTTTCAGCACCAGCGGCTACCAGCTCACGCCCACTAATGCCCTTTACTTCTGCCCATGTTTCTGCGCCGTCATGCCACGTTTCAACAGGCTGACCAGAAGGATCTCTGGATGTTGTGATGTTCTGAACCACCACCCTGTCTCTCAATCTTCCGGCCTGCATAAAGTCCCCCTATACCCCGTAAATACGGTATGGCTGCAGTAGAGCTTCTACGGCGAAAGGCACCGCTGTTGTAATGTTTCCGATGTTCACAGCCTCTCGGTTTGCATACCAGTGACCAATCAGCAGTAGCATTGCCGCCTTAACATCATCATTCAATAGAATCGGGTCCGGGTCGTCGGCGTAGCCAGGTGAGCTTTGGTTTTCATAGAGCGTTCGCCTTGTCCATGTCTGGACGTAACGCGCCGCCGCACCGGTGTATAAAGTCAGCAGGGCATCGTCTCCGGAAAAATCGGTATCAATGCGGCAGTGCTGTTTCACCACATCAAGATCGACCATTATTTTTTCGCCTTCTTTTCCGCTTTTACTTCCGGCTGTTCCTGCTGCTGTTCCTGCTGCTGTTCCTGCTCTGCAGGATTTTCTGATTCATCGAGCATCGCATAGCCTTTTTTGATGAGCTCGCGCCCGTGCTGTTCCAGAGTTTCCAGAGGAAGCCCTTCAGTAACGACGGTACCGCCGAAATAAATCGGTTTGAGTGCGATCAGTTTCATTTTCCCACCTGTAAAAGCGGCCCGAAGGCCGCAGTGTTTATCAGCTACCTGCACCGGTGCTGAAGGAGCCATACACGAATGCTTCAGGGCGTTTGACGGCCAGCGCCAGACGTTCCTCGCAACGAATGGAGATCATGTTTTTCTCGAAGTCGTCGGCGTTCTCCGTGGAGATCACCACGTTCGCATCTTCGCGGTCGAAGATTTGCGCGCCAGCGTTGAAAGCACCCGTCAGGAATTTACCCTGGAAGGCCGCCGCTTCCGTGGCAACAACTGGCAGGCCCCACAGCGTCGGTCCAGTCAGTGCCGCAGGGTTAGCCAGAATGTATCGGCCCAGGCTGTCTTTGGTCAGTTCAATTCGCGCCCAGTCAATGAAGTGAAGAACATGGCCTGATGCCGGGAAACGCGCCAGTTGCGCCTGCAGCATTGCCAGACGCAGATCGTCAATACCGCTCTGCTGTTCAACAGTAAACGCCGGGTTGAAAGCTGACGCCTGAGGAACGATGCCATGCAGATGCACACCGGTGCCGTCTCCGAAGAGAATTTCCTGCTCTTCCGCGTACTTCAGTCCGTAGCGCATTTCGGCATCAACGGTTGACTGCAGCTGTGCGAAATCATCCAGGATCTGCTTGGAGGCTTTGAACAGGTGAGCGATGGTGCTTACACCAGTGATTTTCGGTGTAAACTCAATGTCGCTGTATGGTTTCTGCGTATTTTCAGGAACCACTTTCGCGTTATTGGTAAAGCCAGTCTGCTGCACCCAGAAAATAGCCGGGGAGGACGTGCGGCCAGGCGCAATCAGATCGCGAATGAACAGGCGCTGTTTTGGTGCCGTATCGATGCCCGGAATTCGCTGGGGTTCGACGACACCATCAGGCACATCTGCCGAAGTCAGAGCGGCCTTAACTGGGATGCTGATACGTTTGCCACCTTCAACGCCGGAAGCAAAGGTTTTCAGTGCTTCAGCGGAGATCACCTGGTGGCCAACAGACTCGACTACCTGTTTCGCGCTAGCCAGCGGCATCTGAGCAACATGTTGCTCCAGTTCACCCATCGCTGCCTTCAGCGTTTTTTCTGCTTCACGCAGGGCGTTAAACTCAGAAGCCATTTTATCAACGGCTGCCTTTGTTTCTTCAGACAGCTTGCCGGACTTCTGCGCCTCTTTGACTGCTTCTTCTGCTTTCGCGTTGAACTTGCTGGTTGCTTCTTCAATGCTGGCAGTGACTTTTTTCAGAATATCGTTTACTTCAGACATAAAGGGTCCTTATTTGACTAACGCCGCCAGGGCGCTTTCAAGTGAATTGAGGGTTTCAGGTTTGATATCTTCGGCAGCGCCCGGCGTACCGTCGTTAGTGGTGACAGCGCCAGGCATGCCACCGGATAAGGCTTTAATGAGTTTTCGGCGCTCAGAACGCGGGGTGTTGGTTTTAGCCAGTAGCGCATCGAGTTTACGCAGCGCTGCGGCGGGAGATTCATCACCATCACTGACTGCATCAGCAGAAAGCAGGCTGTCTGCAAGACCTTTCGCCACAGCATCACTGCCACCGATATAGCTTTCAGCATCCATCAACTTCTGCACGGCGGCCATATCAAGCCCGGAGCGTGCCGCGTAGATATCAGCCATTGCGGTATCGAATGGCTCCAGTGACTGTGCCAGTTCAGCAAAGTCATGGCGGTTTCCCATCGCGTATACCCAGCAGTTGTGGATCATCAGGAAGGCACCACGGCCAATCTGAATATCATCCCCGGCCATCGCAATTATCGAGGCGGCGCTGGCGGCAATGCCCAGCACCTTCACCGTTACACGGCCTTCGTATTCACGGAGAAGGTTATAAATAGCCAGACCTTCGAACATGTCACCGCCCGGTGAGTTGATATTCACCGTGACGTCGGCGCCGTTCATCGCCCGAAGCGCACCGGCAATACGTTTAGCTGTTATCCCTTCGCCCCAGTAGTCCTGCCCGATAACATCAAAAACAGAAATGCTGTTATCGTCGGTGGCCGCCGCTTTGATCCCGCCGTCCCAGCGGTCCAGTGCGGACGGTAATGTTTCACAGGTAACGCGCGCGCAGGGGCGACCCGCCGGTGCTACCGGAAGTTGTTTTTTGCTCATCAGGAAAGTGCTCCTAAGCGGCCTGTTTCAGCGGAGATTGTTCAAAGGAAATATCGGGGAATACGTGGTTATGCAGTTCTCTCAGGGCCAGAGCCTGAACAGCAGGATTGCTGCTTTCGAGATTTTTCAGTTGCGTCAGGTTGAGCTGAACGGTGTAAATGTCACCCCCTTCAATCGGTGGCATATTCTCAAGACGGCGCACGTCATTGCGGGACATCCACCCATTCTGGAGCGCGCTGGTATAGTAAGCAGCACGGCCCGCGCTGTCGGCGCGCAGCAGTCCTTCTACAGAGAACTCCGCGAACACCTCATCATCGCTGTCCAGCAGGCACCGTCCTATTTCCTGTTCTATGTTCACCAACAGGGGTCGCAGGGTATGTGTCAGGAACTGGAGGTTCATGCCCTCCAGACTGGATGCCCAGCTGCTTTGCTTCGTGGTGTGACCGACCATGAAAGGCGGAACGCGAAACCAGCGACAGATTTCCTCAATACTGAAAGAGCGGCTTTCCAGCATCTGGGCGTCTTCGGGATTCATGGTGACGCCCTGGTACTTCAATCCGCCTTCAAGCACCATGATTTTCCCGGCGTTTTTTGAACCTGTAAATGCAGCCATGTAGCTGCGAAGTCTTTCACGTTGTTCGTGATCCAGCGCACCCTCAGCGGAGAGAAAACCTGAACTCTGAAGCCCTTGTTCAAATATCTTCGCGGCAGACTCCTCAACCGCCATTGCAGAACCGATCACATCCCGGCCTGTTTTCATCGGCATCATGCCGCAAACACCGTCAAGACCGAACCCGCGAATGTGCATGATGTTTTTGACGGGAATGACGCGCTCGTTACCGTTTTCAGTGTATTTGTATTCCAGCGCCCCGGTCGTGAGACGTTTAACCACCATGTTCTGCGGCAGCAAAGGCACCAGCGAAACCAGGCGGTTTGCGATGAATTTCTTCTCAATGAAGGCGTTCCCGCGCAGGCAAATACTGGCGACCACCATCAACATAAAGCGTGATGGTGTCATTTCTGAATTGGGTCGGCGGCACAGTATCGAATAGGCCGGATGATCGGTTGCCGCTTTACGCGAACCGTCAGGCTGTCGAACGTATATTTTCAGCGGAAGGGTTGAAATAGACTCGCTTAACAGTCTTACACATGCCCACACAGCCGATAGCTGGATGGCTTTATCGGCCGTTACCACCTTTCCGCTGCTGCTGGTACCAAACCATTCCTCCCAGAATGTGCCGGTAGTCAGGCTGATAGGCACACCAAGCCAGTTAAGCAGAGCACTTTTAACCCTGCCTGGCCGTTTGTTTTTTTTCATCAGAAACCTACCATGATAGGATTATTGAAGAATCCGGAGAGATCCTGCTGGTCGTTGCCACCGTTAACCAGAACGCGGCTCATTGCTGTGAACAAAGCCGCAGGGCCATCAATTTTGGCCTCTGGTGTGGACTTATTCGGGAAAATGTTCTCGTTCCGGTCAGGTTTGACGGTTACGTTGGACATCATCCAGTTCATCACCGGGTGATCGCTGTGATGGAAGCGGCCACCGTATACCAGCGCTTCGACCTCTTTCATCGCCTCAGAGAAATTGCGAACCGTCTGCGGCACTTCCACCAGCGGCAACCCTTCTTCTGCCAGCGCAAGGCTGAACTGCGTCGCACTCCACGGGTCGAAGCCAATTTCTTTCAGGCTCTCGCCAGCAACCCACAGCTGTAGCTCTTCCTTAATCTGAGCATGGTCGATTACATCACCGTCGGTAAGGATCAGCTTGTCCATCCCGGCCCACTTACGATAGAGCTCTGCCATCTGGCGTGAACATTTCTCAAGGCGTCCTTCCGGTAGCCAGAATTTGAAATCCGCATGAACGTGGCCATCTGGCGCCCGCCAGACTTTCGCGGCCGCACAGATATCAATTTTGTTTGACAGGTCAACGCCCACCCAGGAAGGATAGGTTTTAAGTTCGTGCTGCGGGGCGATAAACTCGCATTTCTCCCATTTCATCATGTCCATCCAGGCTGACTCAGCGGTAACCCAGATATTCATGTGCTTGGTGAAAAAGTTAATTCTGGCCGAAACCTGCTCTTTCGCTTTTTTAGCCAGGCGGCGCAGGTCATCCCAGCGCTTACAGATACCCAGCCCCGGATTCGCCTTCTGCCAGACTTTTTCATCAAAGGGATCGTCACCTTCATCTAAGGTGTAGATAATGGCAAAAAACGTATCGTCTTTTACCAGCCCACGCAGCACCTTGATGGCGTAATCACGCAATTCGTAGCAGATGCCCTCTTTGTTGAAACCGGCGGTGGTGATACCGAAAAGCAGCGATTGCAGACGTGCGCCGGTTGCCGTCTCCAGAACGTCCCAGACGTCACGGGTTTTGTGAGCATGCAGCTCGTCGACGATAGCGCAGTGGATGTTCAGACCATCGAGGTTGTTCGCATCTGATGACAATGGCTCGAACTTAGAGGCCGTTTGCTCCTGGTAAATAGCGAGCTTGTTGAATTCGAAGATCCGCCCAAGCGTGGCTTTCGCCTTCTTGACCATATTCTTCGCGTCTTCAAAAACAATTCGTGCCTGGTCACGGGTGGTTGCAGCGGAATAAACCTCCGCACCGCCCTCGCCGTCGGCACCAGCCATATAAAGCCCCACGCCGGAGCAAAGCGTTGATTTGGCATTTTTACGGGCCACCTCAACATCTGCTGTACGGAAGCGCCGAACCATTACTGGACGACCGCTGCCGTCGTTACGTAAAACGGTTTCTCCCGTTTCCTCGTTAACCAGCGGGATCACGAAACCAAAAATATTAATCAGGATGAAAACGTGCCAGTCCATCAGCTCAATAGGCTGCCCTGCCAGTGCGCCTTTTACGTGAGGTACAAAATTATAGAAATTCAGAATGTGCTGCGCGCGCGGTTCACTGAAGAAAATACCGCGCTCTTCGCCGTGTGCCAGATCGTCAAGAAAACGCTGACAGGCAAGGCGCACATACTCACAGGCAATAATTTCCCCCGCCACTACCCTCTCGGCGTAGCGGATGCCTTCTGCAACCTTAGCCATTAATCCCTCGCTTTCATAAACTCGGCCAGCGGATCAACCGCATCAGGGCCTTTTGCATTCACTTTCGAGCGACTGGCGGGCGTCATACCGAACTCACCAAGCATGGCGCGCAGACGTTTCCAGGCATCAGCTTTCATGATGGCGGCGGGATGAGCCTTGATCAGCACATCACCGTTCTGCGTTTCGGTCCGGTAGGTGTAGCCCTCAACTTCAAGCGTGTCGCAGTGATGCCGGTATTCGGTATAGGCCTCAACCAGCAGCTCAAGGGCTCTGGCATCAAGCTGAGACATCACACCGATAGCATCAAGCTCGTCGGCCATCCGTTTAAACCAGTATTTGCCCTGCTTGTCGAAATGCTTCGGCGTTGGGGGTACCCCTGAAGGGGGTTTTGGTTCGTTCTCATTGATCGGGCGTTTAGATGGGTTACCCCTCACCAAACGTAGATGGGTCGGGGTTTTCGGTGGTCCAGACATAATCGAAAACTCCTATTAATCATCGAGTGGGGGACCCCATAAAAAAGTTTTCTAACCTGCGGCGATGTGAAAAGAGGTTAGGCGGCGGTCCTTTAGGCTGATTTCCCTGAGGTTTTTACCCGCCCTCCCCCAGACTGCGCAAATGAGAGCTGATATCATTTAACCGACTCAGGCACGATTTTCGCCAGTTTCCGGCTCGGGGGACCACTGTTACCAATCCGTGGGCTGAACACCTTACTGATGTCCCAGCCCGCCTTCAGTCGATATTCAATCGAGTTTCTCGAAATCCCCAGGTAATCAGCCCATTCGTTAAGGCACATCGTCTTACCATGAGCGGTATATCTGCGATCGGATTTCTCTCGCATTGTCCTTCTCATCTTGTCTACGCCTCGCTTCTGATTGCACACAGGGCAACTTGGCACAAGATTGTCAGGCTCGTTATTGGTCTTACAGTCATCGAGGTGGTCGATGTGAAGGGTGTCCCAGCCAACGGTTTTTGCACACCAGTGACAACGGAACGGTCCAGCCCCATGTTTGTCGTAATAGACTTTCCGGTGCTCGTAAACACGAGGACTCCCACATGCCAAAGGATGATCGGGCGCATACACCAGCAGATATCCGCCAGTGTGCTCCAGCTTGCCATCCTTTCTTGTGCTGAGCTTCTCTGTCGTTCCATGACGCCGGACGCGCATGTAGTGCTTTTCACAGTAGTGGCTGTTACGGGATCGTACCGATAATTCGCATCCATCCACTATGCAGGCAGCATGGGCGTGCGGAAGCCCTGAACCATGTTTCGATTCAGTCATCTTCACCTCGTTACTTAATTTCTGTTCAGGCGCTCGCGTGCTGTCTTGGCTTTATGGCAGCCGCGGCAAATTGATTCCAGATTAGAGAGATCGTCAGTACCGCCGTGAGCTTTCGGCTTGATGTGGTCCACCGTCTCAGCGGGTGTATACCTTCCATTTCGCAGGCATTCCTGACAAAGGTGTTTATCTCTGTCGAGAACGATTGGGCGCAGCCTGTCCCACTTGCTGCCATAACCTCGCTGATGCCTGCTCTGTCCTCGCTGATGCTGCTGCCAGCCTTCGTTAAGGTGCCTGGGACAATAGCCCGAGCGGTCTGTGGTTGTGCCAGGACAACCACGCTTGCGGCATGCCCTCGGTATTAACGCAGGCATCAGGCTAACCTCCACGCCCTGCGGCGTTCTGTGCGTGGCGCTGAGTCAGGGTGACGTTCAACCGGTTCATCATCTGCATGGTCCACCAGCGAGTAACATGGATAGATCACTGAGCCACCCCATGCATCACCCACAGCGTAATCGGCGGGCTTGCTGTTATCCCAGCGGGATAGCACGCGCTGCACATGCTCAGGCGGGACGCTGTAGCAAACGCCGTGAATGAGTCTCGACAGCGTGATGTAATCAGCGCGAGTCTTATCAGCCACTATTATCCGCTCAGCAATCTGCATCTGATACTGTGGCGGCCGCCCGGTGCCGAGGTAAAAACTCAGCATGTGACACGGGAACCTCGCCAGCCAGACAGCAACCTGATCCATAAACCCACTGACTGGCAGGGCATCATCCTCCAGCACCACTACCCTGCTGGATTGCTCAGCAGCCCATTGCAGCGCGCGGTGATGATTCCAGTTCGCGCCATGGTTACCATCATCAACCAGCAGGTGAGCATCCAGTAGTGCAGCAAGCCGTTGCGCTTGTCCTAAGCGAGAGTGATGGCCGACCACCACAAACTTTATGTCTTCAGCCACCAACGAATCTCCAATAAAAAAGCCGCACGATGGCGGCTACTGTCTGTATATCAGGGTGTAATTTCTTTATGACCCCATATATTGTAAGGCGTTTGTGATGCCTACCTAATTGAAGCTAACTACAACTTTTAAAGTGAATTACGAGGTTGTTATGTCACTTGACGAACACTTAGTCCATGAACGTACTTGTGGTGAGTGCACAGTATGTTGCATATCTCTTCGCATTGAAGAACCTGAGCTAACGAAAAAGGCAGATGTACCATGCCCTAACTTATCTACAGTGAAAGGCTGCGCGATCTACAACTCCAGACCTGGCGTTTGTCGTACCTGGTACTGCGGGTGGCGAATAATGCCTTTTGTAAATGAAGACATGCGTCCTGATAAATCTAAGGTATTAATCAAAACAGATGGTCATAATTTCATTTTTCAGCCATTAACGGCTCAAGATGTTTCGTCATTACTCAACATAAATGTTATGGAAGCAATGGCCACTCTTGTATTGAATGACGTATCTGTTCAAACATCCATTCCTACCCGGCCAGGATTCACTAATGCTTTGTCTGAGGTTAACGATATTCTAAAGCCATCATTGAAAACGATGAGCCTACGAGAGGGAAGGCAAGCTATGAAAACACTTATTTTTCATGCTCGACATGCACAAACTCTCCCGGAAAAAGATTAACGTTGCTGGTTTCGGATTTTTTTTCCTTTCCAAACTTAACTGTCTGGATGCGTCTCAGTTTTGCAATGCAATTTGTATCAAAAGCATCCAGACCGTTCATTAATCTCGGATCGCTTTCAATCAAAATGCCTTTCATTTGTGTTTCCACCATGCACCCTCCTTGCCGATACCATCAGTTTTGAAAACGGTGTGAACCAGAGGGCCGGTGACCAGCCTGTCTGCGAATGACTGCGCAACGATACCGAACGCCAGCATGTCACCTACCGCGGCGCCAGCCTGTTCTTTCTTCCAGAAACGATAACTCTCGATCCGGTAGTAAAGACGGATAATGCCGTGAGCGAACGCCATAACATCAGCGCGGGTGCCACCCAGCAGACCAGCGTTAAGCATCACATCGTTGCGGTGCTCTTCAATGAACTCCTGATAAATGCGCTCCGGATGATTCTGTTTCGCCCAAGTGTCTGCATACGTCTTTGGCTCAGAGCCAACGTAAATTTTGCCGGGCTCCATTTCTGACCATGGTTCGCGGAGCATTTCGACATCAGTACCATCCGTGCACCAGACAAAGCGGTAATGGGGGTTATCACGCAGGTATTGCCAGATATGCAGCCAGCGTCGGAAATACACGTTCATATCGACCGCAGGCACACGCACCGTAAGCTGGCCCGGTGGAGAATATTCAAATTCGTCAGCGAGAATGACCGCTTCGCCACCTTTGACAGATGCGGCCCATTTCGCAATAAGCGCCTGCTCTGGCTTCAGTCTGGTGCCGCGCTGCGGGTCAGGCTGACTGGTGAGCAGCGTTGTGATTACCACGTCACGCTGCTGGCGGTATTCAACGTAACCGGTAAAGCCGGTATCACGTCGTTCGTTGTGTATCTTCACGTTACGTTCCACCAGCGCCTGTCTGTCGGGGCGCGGTACCGAACGCTCTACGGCTTCATGCTCATCGAGAGAATGGATCAGCTTATCTGAACCGAGGACATCAGCGTAAGCCCACGTAGTCAGTCCTGCGTTATGGATGCGCAGGGCGAGGTCGCTGTGCTCGTACATGCCGCGACCGTAAACCGGATCGAAACCGCCAACCTTCTCGATAGCGCTACGGTGGTAATACAGCATCACGCCGCGCTGCCCGGTGTAAGCGATGTGCTTATCATCCCGGTACATGACCGCCATATCCTTAAGCTTATTCGTCCCTGCCAGATCGAGAAACTGATAAGCCAGGTGTGGCTCGGGGGATTCGATGTAAGGCAGGTGCCAATTATCAGTGATGGGCCAGGCGTCATCGTCCCACAGGAAGAGATGCTCACACCCGGCGTCTATCAGCGCGGTTAAACTGGCGTTCTTCGAAGCAACAATGCCGAGTGATGTTTCATGGCGAAGCAGCTGCACGCCGTCAGGCACTACTGCGGCAGGTTTTGAACCATCATCGACAACCACCACCAGCGCTCCGGTGGGAAGATATTTCAAGTGGTGCTCAATGGCGCGGTTTAAAACGTCTGGCCGATTGTGGGTAGTAATGGCAATGCCAATCCGTGACGCTAGGGCGCTGGCAGGCACAAACGGGACACCATCAATAGTGACCTGCATAATCTCTCCATTGAAAGTAAATCTTTTAAGAGTTAGCTTTGGTTCTCTTCTCTATCAAGCGGTGGGTGAAATGGACCTGAATCCAGCAAAAAAAGAATTAATCCGAGCAAAACGTTGTGTCAGTCGTATGAAGTCAGCTAAGACATATGACGAGTACGATGAAGCATGGAGTGATTTCTTAAGTCGCATTGAAAATGTCTTTAATAGAATAAAGGTGGCGGCTGAACACCATCAAAAATACCCATCATTTTCATCAAAAACGAATCACCTAAGATCAACGGACTCTTTACTGATTTATCTCAAACAAGCGAGAAACTCAGCTCATCACGGAATTGCTGATACTTCGAAATTTATATCAGGTGGTTTTTCAATTAATCCACCAACTCCAGGAGGGTCATTTTTTATCAAATCGCTTTCTGTTGATGAGAAAGGCAACGCCATTATAGTACCAGGCTCTCCAATTAAGGTAGAACTTCATCCCAGCTCTGTTGAGGCAATCCCTTGTCGTAACAGAGGCGTCACCTATAACCCTCCGACTGCTCATTTGGGTAAAGAGTTGGAATCCAAGAGCCCAATACTCATAGCAGAGCTGGGATTAGAGTTTTACAATTCCTATTTATTAAAGGCTGAAGAGACATTCCGTCCGTAACCTGTTCATGTTGATTTCCACTATGGACATTAAGCCAGATTATTCTTTTCCCTCAGAGGGTATAAAGCATGTCACATCCCATGGAGGGGGTAACCATTATCAAGCCCACTAGCAGGTGAGCTTTGTAATGGTTACTTGTTCAGGAATGACTCGATGAACTCACGCTGGGGGTGACGATAATTCAGAATATCTTCTGGCATCTTCATAAAGCGGTTGTTGCTGTCTTTGGCAGTAACAAAACAACTATGAATCCCACAGACGTTCGTTTTAATTGTGTCGTCGTATTCAAAAAGAAGTTGAGCCATCTTTTCTTGCCATTCCTTTGGCATTGCCTCCATAAAACTCGGGGCATCACGCAGAAAGCGGCATGTGACAGGCCAAACCACAGTTGCAGGTCTTTACGATACTCTTCATCCATCGTCTTTACCTTTGTCGCGTTAAAAAGCCCCGCTATTGCGAGGCTCTGGTTTCTTTCTGGCAGTTCGCCTGCCACGCTTTGTTATACGCCAGGATGTCTTTCTTCGTCTGGCGGTCCATAACGTCGATGTCGTGGTCAGTAAGGTAGATTGGCTTTACCCAGTCACAGGCGGTATCAACCACCACCTGGACGCTTCCACGTGTCACGCAGCTCGCGATCAACATCGTCATCAGGCATGTGGTTAACAGTCTGCTGAACATTACTGGCCTCTTTAGTGACTTCCGCTTTACGTTCGGCTGCTGCGACCGTTGCCGCTGCGTTATCTTCGGTGCGCTGCTGGTCTGCTTTGGCTTCCGCTTTGCTGGTGCCGCGTGAATGACCAATACCAAAGGCACCGGCGATAGCAGCCATTACCAGGGCAGCAAGACCAATGATTGTTTCAATCCCCATATCAACCTCACACCAGTACGGTTTTGGCCTGACCGAAGCGAGCGCGACGATCTTCCAGTCCGTTCGTTCCGCCGTTGATAATCTTCGTCACCTGCAGTACGTCGCCGGAATACTTCAGGCATCCCTTAGTGGCGAAGAACCACGCAGCGCTTCTGGCTGCGTAAACGTCTTCGGCTAATAGCTCAGGCTGCTTTACCAGATCAACCTTCAGGCCGTTGCCGCAATCACGGTAGTTATTGAGGCCGGTAATCTGGATAAGTCCACGGCCACGGTATAACCAGCCGTCACCGGGAGCGTTGTTCCCCATTCGCTTGCTGTATACCAGGTTCGCGATAGCGCGTTGTCGCTCAATCGGTAATGTTCGCTCTTCAGGACGACGCCCAAGCGCGTTAGCCTGGTCTGCAGTGAGGCGTCCCGCACGGATGAAGTTAACCAGTCCAGCAATGCGATAGTTGAAGCTCTCCACCAGCAGAGTGAAACCAGCTGATTCGTGCCCTGCCTGAGCAATAAACATCGCCTGGTCAACCGGATTGGTGATGCCGAACTCTTTCATCGCCTCACTCACCGGCCGAAACCAGCGCGCGGCTAACTCGGCGCTTAGCCCAGCCGCCTTTTGAAATTGTGATTGGTTCATTAGTGCCTCAGTACATCAACCAGGCGCGCTACGTTTCCACGAGCCCAGAGAACGGCGGCGCATATCAGGACGTTCACCAGCACCACGAACCAGTGCGATTCATGGTACAGGCCGAACAGGTAACGGAAAGGGACGCTGGCGTATACCAGCACCGTGAAATAAGCCATCAGCGATATCAGAGGGCGATGTCTCGCCCCGCCGCGCTGGTAGAACATCAGTGCAATAACGATCACAGCAGAGATAATTGCGTTTGCCATCGCACTCGGATCACTTGTTACCATTGCTGGCCCCTCCACCACGTAAACGCGAGAGAATTCCAAACAGGCTACCCAAATCCTGACTGTTGACGAACGTCAGCAGCTTAATAGCAATAGCGGCTACGATTACCGCGCCAAGCGCATCAAGTGGCCTGTCGCTATACCCCGTCCATTTGGAGAAGTAAGAGCCAAGCAGTGGAGCGCCGATAACGCCGAAGATGAATGAGGTGATGAAGTAGCCCACCAGCTTAAGGCGACTGATATTAACCGCCGTAGCGACGTAGAACACCGCACCAGCGAATGCGCCAAACACCACACCGTAATCTATGCCGGTTGCCAGGCCGAACATGCTGGCCCCCATCAGACCACCAGCCGCTACTGTCGTGCCAGAAACAGGATCGGACATCTAGTCCCCCTCTTATTGCCGTGAATCCTCTCAGTGATGAGGGGAATAAAAAAAGCCCGCTTTTGAAGGCGGGCTAATGAGTGACTATTAGTAAGTAAGGTAGGTAGTCGTGAGTCTTGCTAACTGACCTGAGTGAGACAGTATCGGGCTGGTTCACAACGGTTCAGGAGAACCATCAGGCAATTACCTTCAACACACATTTCAAGCGTAGCAGCAGTTTGCAAATTCATAAAAAAAGGCCTGCTTTTTACGGCAGGCTCTCAAGGAATTTGAAACTGTATTGTTGTTGTCATGGTGCCGGGTGCCTCCCGGTGACTCTACCCCAGTCAGCAAAGCCGCGCGCATACCTGCAGATAGCAGTTGACTGGAACGCCCTTTCGCTTAGAAAGGATTCACCACAATAATAAGTTACGACTAATCCATTCTAGCGGTCAATACATCATCGCCATGAGTCCTCTCAGAACGAGGGGAAACCAAAAAGGCCGCCCGTAGGCAGCCCCTTAAAATAAAAAACCCGCAGCAGTTGCGGGTTTATGTTTTGATTTGTTGCTCAGTACGCTTTACTGTCCCGAGCCTACCACAATTTAAGCACTTTCTTGCTCACTATGCAACTTAAATCTGTCGCCATTTGTGCCGAACGCATCACAAAGTGGTGCGTAAAGGATCGATTCTGCAAGACTAACCCATGTATCAATGCGACGACGGCATGTAATAAGGGTCCAGTCGGGGTGTTTTGAATTAAGCTCTTTAGCCATCTGGAGTTTGCTTTTACGCAGACGATGACGATCAACAATCACGCCATACAGCCCACGGTATTCTTCGTTCATCAATACCGCAGCAATAACGCCGTCAATCTTTAGCCCCTCCTCGTCTGAGCAGAACGCCAGGCCAGTTTTGTTTTTACTGTCGAGGATTTCACGCAGGTATGCTTCCAGCTCGGGTTTGGAGATGCCGGATTTCTTCATACGGCGCAGCGCATCGTTGATTGCGGTCTTGGTGAGTTTTCCGGATGCAAGCAACTGGTTGAACATGTTCCCGCCTGAGCCACCACCGATGTATGACCAGCGACCCCACATGCGGAGCTTGCCCTGTACCCAGATGCTTTCGAGAGTGCGAAGGCGAACCATCTCGCCGGATTTGCCAACTTCTGAAGGATTGATCATTTGCGTCTCCACTTACGCCAGTACGCCAATTGCCAGCGCACGATCTAAAAACCGAAACAGCAGCGTTAACTGGTCGCCGTATTTCGCTTCAAATGCCACAGGATCAGCGTGTAACTCGTCGTGATGCGCTCTGCACAGCGGTATCACAAAAAGGTCATGCGCCTTAGTACCCATTCCACCCTGCCCGTGGCCTATCAGGTGGTGGGGGTCGTCTGCCTGCTTGTTACAGCAGACGCAAAGCTGGGACTTTACCCAGCGTGTCCAGTTCTCATTAACCCAGCGGCGGCGCTTTGGCCTAAGCATGAAAGATTCCGGTGACTCAGGGTCTACCTTAACGGAGACAACCTTCTTCACCTTCTCCTGGAGGATTTCAGTCGCCGGTAACGACGGAACAATGTCGCTTTCCCTCATTACGGAACTGTGCGATTCAGGCTTAATCCTGAGGGCTTTGCTCGCCACTGGTTCAGGAATAAGGTCAGCCAGATCGTTGCGTACCATCCACCAGCAGAATTCCGGAAGCGTCAGGGTATGGTCTTCGCTGAATCCCAGCATAATATTCACCCTTCCGAGTAACCATTTTACCAGGTTCTGCATGGCAATTCCTGCGAGTCTTTCAGTAGTTTGTTCACGCAGTTGGTTATCACAACCCCAGCAAAGGCGAATGCTTCCGGGGGAATGACGCATTACCGTAAAGTCCTTTGAGTGCCAGTCATTGTGTGGCCACTGACATTCAAATTTACGCTCCAGCCAGGCATCAAGACTGCTAAGTCCACCAGCACGCTGAATAACTCTCTCATTCAGGAAAAGCCCCCTCATACTGACATCATCTGTCAGTGGCTGGTGCGCTTCTGGAATAAGGCCAGATGGTAGGTGCTGGATTGCTTCTGAAGGCGTTTCAATCACAACACGGCCACGACGAAACAGCCATAGCAACTCGTTTCCTGGGCGGAACAGCACCACCCCGGACATTGGCGCAACTTCAGGTGTCAGTAATGCTCTCACTGTTACCTCAGGCTACGATGTCGATTATTTTAAGAAGCTCCGCAAACTTCGACTCAAAGAAATGAGGCTGAGTTTCTCGCGGGTTCGCAGGACTGGTGATGTTCTTGCCATACATGCAGCCTTTGGCAGTAAGTGACCAGAACTTTTTAACACCATTCACTCCAGACCGACTGTTTCGCTCTTTTTGTTCCACAATCCCAAAGCGGGACATCATGTGATAAACCTGATTGGCGGTGATGCGGATGTTTTTTGCTTTAAGCAAAGCGCTGAGTGATTGTGTGGGACGGCTGGACCCATCCTGCGCACCGGCAGGTGCATCGATCGCGTAATGCGGCATCAGATCTGGAAGACCCGCTACCTGCTGGAGTTTTTGATAAGCACCGAGTCTTGAAGAGTTTGAGAGGTTCAGCATTTTCGCCGCCGATTCAAGCAGGATCACGCCAGCCTGAATTTTGTCGGATGTCGGCGCATTGGATGCAGGGTTCTGTACGGCATCGAACGTTCTGATGACTTTGAGGTTAAATTTCGGGCTGATCCACATTGCATAGGAATAAACCAACTCCTTGCAGACGAATGTCCCCTGGTTAACACCACCAGTAAGGGTGACCAACGGGGCCGATCCTGTAATTCCAGGAGCGCTCGAAATTTCAGCGATGAGTTCTTGCGTTTGGGTAAGACAGGACCAGTTGGAAGGCTGGTGACGTTTTTCACCTCCCGCCACACGATGCAAATCATTTAGGCAGTAACGACCATCAAAATCACGGCGTACGGAAACGCCATCAATTACGAATAACTGATTCATATGTTTCTCCACTTGTTGTAGTGCGAGCGGGTCTGCACTCCCGCTTCGCTGACACTTTTTAATCTAACACTCATGCGCGTACCAATGCATTGCTATTTTGCCTACCATTTTCGACATAGCTGGCGATCGTTATTTCAACCTTCCCGCCAGGTACCTGCGGTGCCCACTCCACCAGCATTCGTTTAACCTGACTGTCATCCTCCCAGATGCCTGCATGTGTCAGTGCATCAAAAAGCGCCTTGTTGTAATTGTCGATATCGCGGCGGCGGGCATCTGGTGGATAGAGAATGATCTCAACCGCCGCTGGCGCTGTGGTTGGTTTAGGCAGGCGGCGTAATTGTTCAATAATCGCAGCGCAAGCAGCGCTCTGATATTTGCGGCCAGCAGCACTGATGAGATGGCGTCCTGCCAACAGCCCCTTATTGGGGGCTCGCCAGTAGGTGTTTACGCTCGGTGGGAACGGGAGAACCAGTTTCATCATGACTCCACTCCATAGCGCCCGTTCAGGCGTCCGATTACGCTGTTGAACATCACCAGGCTTACGCCCATCGGTTTAACCTTCTCGTGGTACTCCTTCAGGATCGGAGGTACAGCCTCGTTCCAGCTTGGCTTAGGCTTTTTCTTCAGGGCTTTCTTAATGGCATCTGAGCATTGACGGGCAACGTCACGTATAGCGTTCTCCTGCTCTGTGGATAGTTTTTTCATGCAGCACGCTCCTGAGGTTTGCCCATTGGAACGGTTACTGCCGGGACAAGCTCAACGGCCGGTGATACTGACTGATTTCCCCAGTGGTCCCATCCAGGCGCACCGCAACGGCTGAACAGTTCTATGCGCGGAACATCACCGTAAAGCTTCTCCAGTGCTGCAGCAATCTCTTTGTTCGTCAGTCCAGGGTTATTGGCCACGAATAACTGAATTGTTTTCAGAAAGCTCATTGAGTACCTCCGGAAACACGGAAACCTGAGTTGGCTGGAACGCTGTAATCAACGTTCTGGAAGTTGGCCTTAAAGTTTGGGTCAGCGCTACCGCCGAGTTGCCAACGCCCTTTGACACACGCAGGCCTTCCGCGCTTTTGCCATTTCTGAGCCTTGTCAAAATACTCAACGCAATTTTCTGGACCAAAGAGAGTGCTCGGGCGAAGGTAATCATCCATTTTTGGATCATCAGCCCATTTTGCTGTGAGATAGTCCACCACCAGCATCAGGTCTTCAGCGCTGTAGTCTTCTGACAGTCTCCCCCTGATGTATCCCAAAACGGTTTTGTTTCGCCCACCCTTCCCGTATGACGATCCAGTAACCTCGTTGAAATGGGATAAGACACGAATTGCCGGATCGATGTCGTCTGGTTGCGGCGCAACCGGACAAATAGGGTTTTTAATATCTGTAGTATTCTCTGTTGTATTCTCTGTAAGAACATCAGTGCAATTTGACCTGATGAGAGCGGTTCGTTTTGACCCGATGGAGCGTTCCACTTTGACCTCTTCCATCGGTTCATTTTGACCTGATGGAAGAGTGCATTTTGAACTCTTCGATTTGGTCACTTTGACATCATCTAAAAGCTCGCTTTCATAGTTGATCGTGTAGTAGTTCGTCATGTCGCGCTGAGACTTGTTCAGCTGCTCAACTTTGAGCACGCCAAGGTTCTTCAGGCGGGTGAATGTGCGCTTCAGCGTAGACTCAGACCAGAACGGGAACTGCTCCAGCCACTGCTCGTTGGTGTTGTAAATCCAGCGCACGCCGTCACGCTCCAGTCCGGAGGTGGTCTCTTTAAGCCAGTAGTTAACCTGCTGCAACGCAATAGCCTCGTTCAGGCCAATGCTGTATGCAAGGTCAGGGTTTATCACTATCGGCCGGGATGGCATCAACAGGCTCATGGTCGTCCTTTAACTCTGTAAATTTACGCTGGAATTGTTCAAGAGGGCTGAAGCACTCATGATCGTACCCTTCGCGAAGGTATATAACGCGTCGAGTCTCTGGCTCCCATCTGATGACACGGACCGGGACGCCGTAGTGGTCTTTGAATCGCCGGTTAACTTCAGCCATTCTTCACGCCCCTTCTCGTTCATCTGAGCAAAAGCCTCTACCATCGCGTTCTCTGGCTGGTAGTTGTTCATGCCAGCCTGGTCGTTTAATCTCTCCACATAGCCGAACGGGGAATCTTTTCCCACCAGTGGAAGGCATCTGAATTGCTTCGCTGGTCTCAATCGGTTTAAACTGTTCATGCGTTAGTTTCTCCACTGAATACGACACGCCACGACGCCCGGAGCTGCACACTCGCGGGCGTCACTTCTTTTGGCTTTTCTTACGGCTAAACAGCGCGACAATCGCGCGGATTTCTTCTTCACGCGCAGCCAGGTGACGGCGGTGATGCTCGTGAATCTCTTCAGCTTCATGCGGTTCAATCACTCCGTCTTCCAGGGCTTTCTGGATAATCTGATCGACCTGTCCGCGTGCTGCTGCAGTTCTCATGGCACGAGTAAACAGGTCCGCGCGGTCAAGGTCTTCCAGCTGCGGAACGTCCACCAGCAAAGCGCCGCGACGTTGGGCAAAGTAATCAGCCAGGAGAGACGTGTTTGAAATGTCTTCCATCGCTTCCAGCTCGTTCACTTCGAAGAAGCGGCAGCCGTTCTTCTCATACAGGTTGTTATTGAACTGCGTCACTGACATGCCAAGAGCACCAGCCATAGCCTCACGGCCACCGGGATACGCTTTGCACATCGCTTTCACTACTTCTTTCAGGCTTGGCTCTACCATGTTGTTTTTCCTTTGGTAGTTACGTAATGCTGGTTGCTGGGTTACGGTGTTACTGCAACGTCAGGATCAACAGGTTTGTTTTTGTTAGGGAATGGTCGAACTTCCTCGGCTTCAATTTTCCCGTCTTCGTTTACCAAGATATTTACCCGGCGATTACGCTTGAGGGCTTTACTGATGGCGCTTTGGTATACCCCAAGAGCCTCAGCGGTTTTGGCCTGACCGTTTTCCAAAACATATTCAGAGAGCGGAATAATCTTCATTGGTTTTCCTCGTGGTTTGCACATAAGGAGTATCACTGTTAGTGATAAATATGTCAACACTAGCGGTGATTGGTGATTATGCCGTGCGGTGATAAATTATGAGAATGAAAAAGAAACCATTGACCGCCGAACAAATCGCCGATGCCAACAGGCTGAAAGCTATCTTTGAGTCCAAGAAAAAAGCGCTTGGGCTCTCACAGGAGACTTTGGCTGAGCAAATGGGTATGGGACAAAGTGGTGTCGCTCAGTTACTGAATGGCACAAATGCTATCAACGCTACTCATGCCGCGCAGTTCGCAAAAATTCTCGGAGTAAAAGTCGATGATTTCAGTCCTTCCCTTGCAGCTGAGATATCAGCTATGTTTGAGGCGATTGCGAACGGAAGGAATCATTCCTCTGTATATGAGTACCCACTGTTAACTGAAGTGCAGGCGGGCTCATTTTGCCCTGTTAATTCATACACAGAACGCGACGCGAAGGAATGGGTCTCAACCACAGTTAAAGCCAGTGATTCTGCCTTTTGGCTTGAGGTATCTGGCCATTCAATGACTGCGCCTCCAGGAGTAAAGCCAAGCTTTCCTGAGGGAATGCTTATACTCATAGATCCAGAACAGGACGTTGAGCCTGGTGATTTCTGTGTTGCTGGTATATTCAACGATTCAGAGGTCACTTTTAAAAAATTTGTTCGTGAAGACGGTAAGCCCTGGCTCGAACCTCTTAACCCCAGCCCTCGCTATCAGGCCATTGAATGTAATGAGAATTGCAGGATAATAGGCAAAGTTGTCAAGGCCCAATGGCCTGAAACTATCTTCGAATAAGGAGCCAATCGGCTCCTTTTTTTTGCATCTTTTTTCAGCTTACAAATCATAAAGTTAACACTCTTTGTGATATTTTTATCACTAGAGGTGTTGACCAATTAATTACTATTGGTGATACTCATTATGCGCCGGGGTGATGATGTTTAAGACCATCGGTAGTTGCAGTACGGCATATGGCACATGTGCCACAGCGGTCCGGGGATTCCTTTCAGTATCCAGATCCAGCGGGTAGCCGGAATGTGCAAGCCAGGCGTGTACGACAGCCAGAAGCGTTTCACCAGCGTGGCGATCAGGTGTGACACCTCGGAAGAGACGAGGCCATAGCAGGATCGAGCATTGTATGTTGGCTGATTGGTCAAAGGTAAGAAGATAAGTGCCTTAGAATATGGAAATGATACTTATCATCTATAACGTAACCTTCCCTATCAGGCCCGCAATTTATGGAATAGGTCTTTTTAAGGATGCCCTTATAGACCAGCTGCTCTACTACAGGATTGTGATTTTTAGCATAGACAACGTAATTACCTTCTTTGATGAAAGAAAGCAGGCACTGCTTTTCAGGTACTGAAAGCGTGCTGACTTTGAAGCGAAGAGCCAGTGTTTGAAGCGCGTTTAATACAGATTTTGTAGTGAAGCTGGTCAGCGAAGAAATAAAAAAACTGACACAGAGGATCATCAGGTAGTAAAGGCTGAATGCTGGAAGAAACTCTGGATTATGAGCCCCAACAGACTGCTTTACAGAGTCAGGCAGAAAAACCGTGAGAATGACGAAGATAATTAGCATATGCATTAAACGCCTAATGTCTATGTCACGCAGGATTGAACGCAATAACTCCTGCAACCATTTGTTGTCCATCGGCGGAATCCATCACTCTCTGTAGGGGTGAGAAGATTTTAACCGATTTCTCGCTGTAGGGGTACACGAGAACCACCGAGCCTGACGTGGTGAAAAGACAGGCAACGTTTTCATTGCTGTGTGTAGTCTTGGCGGTCGGCAGTTGTGAATGTCCTTAATGTCGACCGCCCCTTTTACACAACTGAAAGCGCGTTCAGCCGGTTCCTTGAGAGGCCTCAGTCGTTAAATCAATCTCAGGAGAACGCGCTCCCAATTGTGGAGAAGCTAACTGGCGGTGGCAGCCGCCCGTTTCACTAAGTGCCATGGTTGGGTGCTTACTAAAACGAAACCCCTTTATTTTTGTCGCCACCTGGCGAGGGATTCGTGCAACCAAAATTCAGCGCTGTGCAGAGCGCTTATAACACGGAGAAACTATCCATGACGAACACACAGAACGTCACCGAGTTACAACCACGCATGACCAGAGAGCAGCTTATCGACGCAGCTCGTAAGGCCGCACCTCTCCTCCCTGCCGCTTACGGCTGGATGGTTAACGAACTGGCTACACGCCTTGATGTTACCAGCGTCGCGCTCTGTGAAGCGTTGGCGCAGCGTAAGGAACTGGCCGAGCAGAACGCCACCCTGCGAGAGGATGTTACCTGCTGGGCCAAAGAGTGCGACCGCATCGAAGAGCGCCACACAAAAACGCCTACCAACATGCACCTGCTGGAAGCTCAGCGAGAACTCCGTGAGCTGCCTCGTGTCGTCATTTCCCTGAATAATGAGGTCACTCTCTAATGGCTAACTCATTCAAGCAAATGACCAAGGCCGGTGTGATTAAGCGCACTGATACCGGGATGTTTATCGCTCTTTCCGATATCCACGTTCGTGAAGGTTTCAACAAGCGTGAAGATGATGAACGCACCCGCCAGGCTGATGATGACCTGTTCAACTATCTGATGAACGGCGGATCAGTTCCACCGCTGGAAGTTATCGCGCGTGATGAAGGTGGCGTATGGGTTGTAGAAGGTCACCGCCGTCGCCGCTGCTATGCGCGCTGCGCTGAAGCTGGCAAGCCAGTGGACCGCATTCACATCATGCCGTTCAACGGTAACGATGTTCAGCGCCTGGCGCGCATCATGACCAGTAACAACCAGCTACCGCTTTCCGATATGGAGCAGGCTGCAGTTATTCAGGAGCTGCATAACGCCTTCAATCAGACCACCAGCGAAATCGCAAAACTGGTCAATAAGTCTGTTCCTACTGTCGAAAAGCTCCTGCTACTTAGCACAGCTAACCACGACGTTCAGAAAGAAGTTAAATCCGGGACCGTGTCCGTAGATGTGGCAGTTGATCGTGTAAAAGAGTTCGGCGAAAAAGCAGGTGAGGTTCTTCAGAAGGATAAAGCTTCAGCTGCCGCAAAGGGTAAGAAGAAAGTTACCCGCAGCGTGATAGCGCCGGAAATTAGCGTGAAGAAAGCGCGGCGTCTTGTAGAGCTGATCAGCATGGCCGGGATAAGTGACACAGGTGTTATTTCTCTCGAAGGTTTGGCCCACGCAGAAGTATCGCAAATTATTGATGAGCACAAATCCATCGCCGACCAGCTTCGCAAAGGAGTGCAGTCATGACACATCGCAAAATAGTAAACCGTATGCGCAAGGCTCAGCGTGTCAGCGCTTCAAAAATGCATGAACTTAATGAAGCCGGCATGGTCGGCGTGCAGGGAGTTAAGGATGTGGAAATTCACAACATCTGCGTGGATGCCCACAACGTTCATGTAGGTATCTGGAATCAATTGCAGCGCTACATCAATCAATTAACTCGCAAGCCCGGAGCCGCCCAATGAGCAACATCGACAAACGCGCATTACGTGAAGCGGCTGAGAAGGCTACGAAAGGTCAGTGGGCCGTTGAATTCGACGATGAGATTTACTCCACTGACGGCGTGAACAATGAGCAAATAGCCATGGTGTTCAGTGAAAATGAAGCGCGTGATGCTGCATTCATCGCCGCCGCCAACCCCGTCACCGTGCTGGCGCTGCTGGATGAGCTGGAAGCCAAAGACAAGCAGATTGCAGATTTGAAGGAAGCGTTCCGAATCGCTTTGTCTGCTGCTGGCATCGACGCACCCGCCGCAGCCGCTAAAGGAGAGTGAGCATGTCAGTGGAACTCAAGGATAAACGCCGTAGAGGGCAGCGCATTCCAGGACTAGGCCTCGCTAATGGGACTTGGTTTGCGGTTCTGGATATCCCGGGCATGGAAAAGCTTGTCAACCAGCAGCATACCAATGACCCTCTCGATGTCACGCCAGCGAAAGCTAAAAAGATGGCTGATATTGTTGAGAAATGGACTCCACCGGAGGGCTGGTCTGGAGACATGGCCGCTGAGATGAAGGGCTATATCGTCGAGTTTTTTCGCGGTTGCAACGGATTCAGGAGTCACTAACCCATGAAATTCACCAAAGAGCAGTTAATCTCAGCAGCTAACGCCAGAATGGAATTTGCTGAAATGATGATGACGAAAGATTTGCTGCCATTGCAAATTCGTAACTGGTCGATTGAAGCAGAGCTGGCGCGTATCGCGCTGGCATCGCTCGAAGCGGAGGCTGTTGGCGAGGTTGTTCTCGGCGAGTATGACGACTGCGGATGCCACCCGGATGCAAGAGTAGTGTGCATAGCTGCTGATGGCCAGGCTGACTGGGAGAATTTCAAGGATGGGACTAGATTGTACGCTGCCCCTCCTTCGCTGGCAGCGATAGACGAGCGCGCGGCATTCAACACCTGGAATAACGACGAAAATCTTCCAATAGCTGGAGTTGGTGCCAAGAATGCTGCGTGGCTGGCATGGCAGGCACGCTCCAAGTTGACCGCCCCGCCAGCGCCTGCACATGTTAACGCCGAACCAGTAGCCTGGCTGTGGTCACACAGGAAACACCCGAGCGAAGTGACTCTTGTTCGTCCTGAAGACGATGAGCGAGCAGAAGGTGCTCACTGGTCTGGGTGGAGTTGTCAGGCGCTTTATGCCGCCCCTCCAGCGCCGGTATCCGTGCCTGATGAAGACCTTCTTCACATGGCAGCGTCTGCGATTGACGACCTGCTCAGCAACAAAGACAGGTCTGGTGCCGGGGTGTGGGCAGACATTCCTGCCAAATTGCGCCGCGCCGCCATGCTTCAGGGTTCCGAACCTGTAACGACGGCTTACAAGTTGCAAGATGGTTGGGTGGCTTGCAGTGAGCGGATGCCGGAAAAGGGAAGGACACTCGCCCTATTTGGCAAAAGAATAAAAGAGGTGTGTGTCAACTATGTTGACGAAGGATACATAGGGGATGATGGGGAGTTTTACTTTTTTGACTTGGAGGGTGGACCCAGAATTGATGATTGTCATCCATATGACAAGGCCATAGTAACGCACTGGATGTACTGGGATTTGCCAGCAGCACCGCAGCAGGAGGTGTGAGGTGATTCAGTCCGCATTCTACGAAGGTGGTTTCTGGTTCCGTATTTTCGGTTACGGACTATCTGTCCGGAATCGCGATAAATTCCCGGCTCCGTTTTCGGTGCGCAACGGCTACGTTAAAGAGCTTCGCGTCGGCAAGTACGGAATCAAAATACTCATGCGGGAGAGGCGCGATGCCTAACCCATTCGACGTGGTGATGTTCGTGCTGCTGGCAATCGGCGCACTCCAGCAAATGGGGTGGCTGCCATGGTGAGCAAACTCAAACAGCGGCGCCTGCGCCGCCTTAAAGCCGATGTAGCATGGTGGCGAGAAGAGGCCGATTACGGTAACCGCCGCATCCTCGAACTGGCCGGGGAACTCGACAGGCTCAAGAAGCTAGTTATCCGCGTCCCGATGCCAGTCCTCATGCCAAAGGAAATGGTCCACCAGCTTTATTACACCGAAACAAAAAGATGTCGTACCTGTAATGATGGGCTCCGTGGTGGTTGCTCATCATGCATTTTCTATAAGAGATAGCCGGGTGCAGCCGGTTAAGTGGAGGAAGCTATGTCCCGCATGATTTCATTAATCGACTGGGCACAAGAAGAGTTTGGTGAACAAGCGCCAAGTGAACGCGTATTGAAAAAATACGCTAAGGGCCGAATGATGGTCCCGCCTGCAGTTAAGGTCGGGCGCAACTGGATGGTGGACCGTGAGGCACGTTACGTTGGAGTGATAGCCGAACCTGTTGTTCCTACAAATTCTAACCCAAGATTAAAACGGATCATTGCTGATGGCTGCTAGACCACGCTCACACAAAATTTCCATTCCAAATCTCTATTGCAAGCTGGATAAGAGAACAGGAAAAGTTTACTGGCAGTACAAACACCCGACTACTGGGCGCTTTCATAGTCTTGGAACAGATGAGGAAGAAGCAAAACAGGTAGCTAACGAGGCTAACACCATTATTGCAGAACAAAGAACTCGTCAGATTCTTAGCGTGAATGAACGTCTTTCCAAGATGAAAGGGAAAAGAACAGATATAACTGTTACAGAATGGATTGATAAATATATTGTAATTCAAGAAGAACGCCTCAGGAATCACGAATTACGACCAAACTCTTTTCGTCAGAAAAATAAACCACTTCGACTATTCAGAGAACATTGTGGCATGCGATATCTGAAAGATATCGAGACCATTGATATAGCTGAAATTACTGATGCAATTAAGAATGATGGTTTTAGTCGCATGGCGCAGGTAGTGCGAATGGTATTGGTTGACGTGTTTAAAGAAGCTCAGCATGCCGGATATGTTCCTCCTGGATATAATCCGGCGATGGCAACAAAGCAACCTCGACATAAAGTTACAAGACAGCGACTGTCATTAGAAGAATGGAAGTCAATTTATGAAGCAGCTGAAACTATGCAGCCCTATCTACAGTGTGGGATGTTGCTAGCGCTGGTAACCGGACAACGACTAGGTGATATCTGTAGAATGAAGTTTTCTGATATTTGGGACGACATGCTGCATATCGAACAGGAAAAGACAGGTTCAAGGTTAGCCATCCCTCTTGATCTTAAATGCGATTGACCTGCCCCCACGATTAGATACAACACTCAGTTAGTAACGTCGGAATCTTCATTCTCAGAATGACCCTTTCTCCA